TGTCCCAGCACTGCTTAATGACGCTCTTCAGCATGGATTCGCTGAAGGTCGCAGCCGTGCCGGAAGTCGGGGCGGTACCCGGAGCGCCGGAGGTGATGGTCGGGGTGGTCGCGGCGGTGCCGTTTTTAACCTGATTGGTGAACAGCCACGCAGCAACGCCAGCCATGACGCGAGCCGACGCAGCAGCACCAGCAGTCGCAGCCTGCGTGCCGAGGAAGGTCGCTTCCATGTCACGCTTCAGCTCACGGCCACGCTTGGCAATCTGGTAGGACAGTTCGTCCCGACGCCCGGCGGTATCCGAGGCGCGCAGAGTGCCAGACACACGCGGAACCTTGGTAAGAATCTGCGTGTAGTTACCGAAGCGGCTCGTGGCCGTCGCGGTATTCGTGTTCGCGTCATCGCCTTCAATCTGCGCATTAGTCGCAATCGCCGAATCAAGGCTGTCCGTCTGCCACTCGTGGAAGGTCGAAGAGGCCTTCTTGCGGCTGACGTTCGACATGAACGGGGTGTCCATGGGCGAAATGTCGTAGATGATGTTTTCAAGGTCTTCGCGCATGCCGACTGCGGCAAAACGCTGGAATGTACCGGTTGGGACTGCCATCTCTGCTTCTCCTAGATGAGCCTGCTAATAAGCGCCGCTGCGTCTTTCATGTTCCCGCTTTTCGCGAGCTTGCCACGCAGGGTGCGGGTCGTTTCATTGGTTTGTTCAGCGCGGCCAACGCGTGACCCTGGGGTCAGTGTCTTTTTGCCGAGCTTGAATACCTTGTTTTTGGCCACGCTCTGCTGCGTCCTCGCCAGCCTCATCGCGTCCCTCGCCAAAAGGACTTCACGGTGAGCCTTGATGCTTGCAACGTATTGCGGAGAGTAGCCACGGGATAGCAAGAACTGCGCAATCTCAGCCTTTTCACGGGCTGCGACCTGCTGGTCCCGCCATTCTGGAATTGCCCGATACAGTAAATTGGCCTCTTGCTGTAGAAGCTCCCGCTCCTGAGCAACTTGCACATGCGCCTGCTCCCGCTGCGCGTTCTCGTACCGTATCGCGGCATCTGCTCGAAGGTTCGCCAGTTGTGTCTGGCGTTCCTGATACTGCATCCTGAGTGCAGCAAATTCTGCGGGATTGTTTTGCCGAAGCCAATCCCAATTGACCTGCGCCATCTCTTGAAAGAACTGTTGCTCAACAGTCTGCAAGAGGGCGGCGGCCTCGTGTTCTTTCTGCTGAAGCGCCTGTGCGGCGTGCGTCCACTGGCTCTGAATCTGAGCCCGCGCAGCCTCTACCTTGGCGGCTTCTACCCGAATCTTTTCCTGCTCTTTGTAAGCGTCCTTGAGCTGCTCGATGGTCGCCTGCTTCGGGCCATCTGGCGTGTCCAGGTTGACCTTCAGGGCATACAGGTCGGAGGGGTCTGCATCGAGGTATTCGGCGAGCTGGTTCCACTCGTCGATGGTCATCTCATCCGCTGGTTCTTCCGATGCTTCCTGCGGAGCCTCCTGTGGGGCTTCTTGTGGGGCTTCGTAAGATGCCTCTATAGGCGCTTCAGAGGATGCCTCAATGGGCGCTTCCTCTCTCGGGCGCTCAGACTCAGGGGTTAGGTAGGCCGCAATCCGAGCCTCTGGGGTCGCTTGCTGTTCGCTCATTTGTTCAACTCCTCAACTTGTTTTGATGCCATCTTGCCCGTCACCATGACCGACTCAATGTGATTCTTAATCTTCTGACAGACCTGAAACGCAAGCCACAAGGTCTCGCGCTGTTCCTGTTCTTTAGCGCCACTGGCTCGCCATGCGGCCATCAGCTTTTCTTCGTAGGATGACCACGCCTCAGACCATAGAGGGGAACGCAAGATGCGCTCTGCCTCGTGGCCTCGGGCTATCTCTTTATCAAGACTTGGCAACGCGGCGCTCCACGATTTCCTTGATCAAGCCGTCCTTGTCCCGGACCACTTCTTTTCGGACTTCGCTGTTGTTGATTTGGTTTTGCAGGGAGGCAATCTGGTCGGCCATCATCGCCAGCATATAGTCGCGCTGGTCTGGGCCTTTCTCCTCTTCCTTGTCCTCCTTCTCCTCCGGCTCTTCCATCTCCTCTTCAGGCTTCTCGGGCATCATCGTGTCGTAGGCGAAGATTTCGGTAATCTCCGGCTCGCCCACAAGGATTCCGCCAGGAAGGAAGTCCTTCATCTCCTGCATAGACATCTTGGCCGCATCGAGGCCCGCCTTCTGGTCGGCGATGTACTTGTCGAGCGCCCGGTCCTTGGACTTGCTTATCTCGGCCATCTGAATCTGGAGCAGCTTGAGGTCGTTCTCAGTCTGGCGCCGCTTCATCTCGACTTCCATCGATAGAAGCTTCGCGTTGGAGTCTGCCGAGTCCTTCATCCCCTTCAGCTCGTTCTGCAAGGTGGAGATTTCGCGCTTGAGGCGTTGCTCCTCAATCTTGAGCATCATCTCGGCCTGCATCATCCGCTCTTCTGCGGCCACCTTCTGGGCGTCAACCTGAGCCCTTGCCATCTTGGACTGAGCGTCCAGCATCATCGCCTCTGCCTGTACCTGAGCCACCATTGCGGCTGGGTCTGGCTGCGGCGGCGGCGGGGGCGGGGCCATCTTGGGGTCCATGAAGAACAGCTCAGGCGTGAGGCCCATCGCGCTGACCAGTTCTTTGTTGGCCATCCACATTTGTTCCGGCGCTACTAGCGACCCCATCGCTCCCGCCGCCGCGTACTTCTGCTGAAGGTCAATAATCTGCATCATCCCCATTACGCGGCGTTCACGGCTCTGGTTGCCCATACCGACGCGCACCGTAATGTTCTCGCGCTCTCGCCACTCTCCGGGGTTTACCGGAACCCAGCGATTGCGGAGCTTCAGGACCATTTCCCGGTCTTGGTTCTTGCTCAGGATTTCATGGATATCCTTGAACAGGGGGACGAAGCCCACCTCGGCCATGATTCGGGCAATCATCTCAATCTTCATACGGGCCGCGTCGTAGGCCAGCGCAGCCACCCCGGTATTCACGTTGCTAAGGGCGTTCTTATCAAGGCCAGCAACCTCGTCGCCAACGCCCGTGCGCTGCTTGATTTGCTGGTCCATGTACTCCATCAGCGGGAAGGTTTCCTGCGGCAGCGGAGAGGCAGGAAGCGGAGTCACATAAGCCCCAACGCCTTGGTCGCCACGAACGCGGATAACCCCGCCAGGACGGCTTGTCAGCAGGTCGTCCATGTTCACGAACTCATCGTTCACGATAGTCCGCGAGTTGTTGGCTAGGTAGGTGTTATCCAAGACCTGCCGCAACAGGGTGGACTTGATGTGCTGGATGTCCATCGTCAGGTCTGCGATGGAGAGTCCATAGAACTTATGGGTGAGGATGACCGGGGTTGCTGTAGCAAATGGGATACGGTCGACCTCTTCCACGTCCAGCAGGGTCGCCGAGCCACCGCCATCAGGGTCGCCCGCGTAGGTCACCTTTAGGAGCTCGTCTATCCCGTCGTCGTTCTTGTCGAGGTAGAGATAGCACTCGGTAATCCAGTAGGTGTCTCGGGTATAAACGGTCGCGAGACCTTCGTCGTCTAGGCGGTCTCGGGCAATCTTCTCGGGGGTATCTACGTCGTCAGAAGTCGGGAGGCTCTCGACCAGCTTGCGGTCGTACCCTGCTTCAATAAGCTCGCTCTTCGACTTCTGGACCCGCATATAGCAGGACCGCGCATCCTTAGCATAAGGACTAGAGGCTTCTCGGCTAATCCCAAAGTCCTCAGGAGCTACGGGCTCAATGCGGACTCGGCCCTTGTTCTTGGTGACCTTGAAGGCCGCCGACATGGACCCATCTTCTTCTGCAGTGACCTCGATAGGTTCACGGGTCACCGTCGGGTCAGACATAAGCTGAAGGATGCTCAGCTCATCGAGGCCGGTGTACTCCTCCCGCTCCTCGATTTCGGCATCTTCCCACCAGATTTTCAGGATGCCGTTCTTCGAGAGAAGGGCGTCCTTCAGAAAGGTATAGGTGTTATAGAAGCCCTTGTTCTGCTTCCAGTAGACGTAGTTGACCACGTCCGTTTCCTGCTCGGCCTGCTCTTCGTCCTCTGGCCCGACAGCGTCGAACTCAACCATATTGTCGGCATCGCAGAAGATGCGGACCAAGCTCGGCAGAATCCACTCGATGGTCTCCATGACCTCCCGAGTGATGACCTGACTCCTGCCCTCCGCCTCGTCCCCGTACTGCTCGCCGAGGTAGTAATCAAGCGCGGCGGCCCGCTCATTAGAGATTTCAGAACCCCAGCGCCCGATGGTGGAGGTCACCTCCATCTGGGCCTTGGCGAGAATCTGCGAGTCAGTCAGCTTGGGCATTTTT